TCTTTTTCGGATTCTAAATTAAGAAATTTTCCTGGGTCTAATAGGAATAGACCAATACCATCAGAAAGAAAATGGACTGATGAAGAAAAACGAAAAAGATTTGATGATTGGGTAAAATCAGTTGCAGCAAGAAAAAAGAAAGAAATGAAGGAAAACTTTGCTGACGGGAGACACCCAGAAGATAAAAATGAATCAGCAAAGCCAGACTTTTTGGACATTGACAAAGATGGCAACAAGAAAGAGCCAATGAAAAAGGCTGCTAAGGAAAAGAAAGTTAACGCAAAATCAGCTAAAGGATAAACGATGGACTTTCATAAATTAGTTAATAAATTATATGAGATCGATCCGTCAGATGTTCGTCACATTGATATAGCTGCATTAAAGCCAGTGACATCAGTAGATACTGTCGGTCCAGATTTAGTTAACGAAAGTCATGCAGTAAAGAAGGGATCCTTAAAAGAAGGGATCCCTTCAGATCTTGCATCTTTTTTAAAACTGTCTGGTGCATCTACTAGTAGAATCATAGAAAACGATAGACCTGTTGAACCTAAACGATCTTCAGTAAACGATCAACGTGATACTATTAGATTAGATGTTCCTTTATTAATTAGATTACTAGAATATGCTCGTGAAGATGCTAATTCCGATGTTGACTTACACAATGTTGCTGAGAAACTAGTTGAGTTAACTAGTACCGGAAAGGTATTAACTATGCAAGACTACGAATCAATCGTAGATAGTCCTACAACTGAAGATAAAGATCCTTGCTGGAAAAACTATCAACAAATAGGAACAAAGAAAAAGAACAATAAACAAGTACCTAACTGTGTTCCAAAAAAAGAAAGTATTGCTGATTACTTAAGAAAAGCATACGAAGAATACGAACTAAGAGAATCAAAAAATGGACGAATTTCAAAACGCACTTAAAGTAGCATTTGCTAGCGAATTCAGTTTCTATCTAAAAAGTCATTTCTTTCATTGGAATGTCGAAGGACCTAACTTTGTACAATATCACGACTTATTCGGAAAAATTTATGAAGAAGTACATGAAAGTATTGACACATTCGCTGAGCAAATAAGAGCTGTTGACACATATACTCCTGGAAGTTTTAAAAGATTTTCAATGTTAACAACTATCGACGACGAAGTTTCTATTCCGTCGGCTGAACAAATGATTCAAGAACTATATCAAGATAACGACAAAATGATTAAAATTTTCGGAAAAGTATTTGACTTAGCTGAAAATTTAGGTTATCACGGTTTGTCAAACTTTTTAGCCGATCGTCAAGATGCTCATTCTAAACACGGCTGGATGTTACGTTCTATTCTAAAATAAATTCTAAAATTCCCTTAGGACCGTCACAGTTATCTGTGCCTAAGGCGTCACGGTGCCTACAGCCGTTAACAATTTGATTCGCTACCGGATTGTTATAAAATGTAGGATATTATTTCAATATACATTGACATTAACTATCTATTCTATTATACTTATTGTTTTAAAGGAGGAATATAATGGGTTCTCGTACTTACGGTCCAGAAGAAAAATCTAAACTAGAAAAACTAGTCAATGAAGGAGTAAACATTCAATACGAAATAGAAAGTCTACAAGAAGGGCTTAAAGATACTGTAAAAGCAGTAGCTGAAGAATTAGGTGTTAAACCTTCACTTATCAATAAAGCAATTAAGATTGCACACAAAGGAACTTGGAATCAAGTATTTGATGATTTCGATGATCTAGAAACCCTTATTACTGCAATCGGCAAAGATAAGTAACACTAACAAAAGGAAAAAGGTTTAATCAGCCATAAATGATACTAGAGGTATGTGTCAGCCTCAATTGACATAGGAAATAACATTATGATCAATACTACATCGTCAGATGATGCCGGAGATGTCTTTTTACTCTGTGAAGGCTGCACTCATCCAGACAGTTGCAATAACTGTCCACTATACAAATTTATTAAAGAACAATCAAACACAAAAGGAGACGAAGAATGAGCTACGTCGACGGTTACTTTAATCGCGACAACGATGTTATTCAGATCGTTGAACGCGATAGCGAAGGAAAGAGACATTTTAAAGACTTTCCTGTTAAATATCAATTCTACTATATAGACCCTAAAGGTAAATTTACTTCGATTTACGGCGAACCATTAAGTCGAGTAACATGTAAAAATACCAAAGACTTTCATAAAGAATTGAAAGTGTATTCAGGAAAAAAACTGTACGAATCGGATATTAAACCGATGTTTAAATGTTTAGAAGAAAATTATCTTAATCAAGATGCTCCTAACTTAAACATCTGCTTTTTCGACATCGAGGTCGACTTTGATCCAGAACGAGGATATGCTAGTTCTAGCGATCCGTTTATGCCAGTTACTGCAATTACTGTGTATCTTAAATGGATAAATCAAGAAGTCACATTAGCAATTCCACCTAAAACTATGACCATGGAGGAAGCGCAACAATCAGTTCATGATATCCCTAATGTAATGTTATTCACGCATGAATCTGAACTATTAGAAACTTTTTTAGATTTAATCGAGGATGCTGATATTTTATCAGGTTGGAATTCAGAAGGTTTCGATATACCGTATACTGTTAACCGAATCACTAAAGTATTAAGCAAAGAAGACACTAAAAGGTTTTGTTTATTTGGTCAATATCCTAAAAAAAGAGAATATGAAAGATATGGAAAGAAACAAGAAACATATGATCTCGTCGGGCGAGTACACTTGGACTCACTTGAACTGTATAGAAAGTATACCTACGAAGAACGCCATTCATATAGATTGGACGCAATCGGAGAACTGGAAGTGGGAGAAAACAAAATACCCTATGAAGGCTCACTTGACCAGTTATACAATCAAGATTTTAGAAAATTTATCGAGTACAATAGACAAGATACCGCTCTGCTCAATAAATTGGACAATAAACTTAAATTCATCGACCTTTCTAACAAACTAGCACATGAAAATACAGTGCTGCTACAAACTACAATGGGAGCGGTTGCTGTAACTGAACAGGCTATTATCAACGAATCGCATCGAAGAGGATTCCAAGTTCCTAATCGTCCTAATCGTAACGAATCCGAAAACACTCAAGCAGCTGGTGCATATGTAGCATATCCAAAAGAAGGATTGCAGGATTGGGTAGGGTCACTTGATATTAACTCTCTATATCCCAGTGCTATTCGTGCGTTAAACATGGGGCCAGAGACAATTATCGGTCAATTAAATTCAGTGTATACTGATACGTATATTCAAGAACAAATGCGTTTTAAAAAGAAGACCTTTGCTGCTGCATGGGAAGGTTTATTTGGATCTCTAGAATATACCGCAGTTATGGAACAACGTAAAGATACAGAAATCACTATTGATTGGGAAGATGGTGAGACCAGTGTGTTGAGTGCTGCTGAAGTGTACAAGTTAATATTTGACAGCAATCGTCCTTGGGGTATGTCTGCAAATGGAACTATCTTTACATACGAAAAGGACGGAATTATCCCCGGATTGCTGAAACGCTGGTATGCTGAAAGAAAAGAAATGCAGGCAAAACTCAAAGAATGTATTACTGCTGGAAATAAGATTGAAGAAGAATATTGGGACAAGCGACAGCTAGTTAAGAAAATTAACCTTAATTCACTTTACGGTGCTATCCTTAACCCTGGTTGTAGATTTTTTGATAAGAGAATCGGGCAGTCAACAACATTAACTGGTCGACAAATTGCCAAGCATATGGCTAGTACTGTTAATGAAATTATTACCGGAGAGTACGATCATGTAGGTAAAGCAGTTATATACGGAGACACAGATTCTGTTTATTTCTCAGCCTATTCAACTCTTAGACATGATATCGAAAAGGGTAATCTTACATGGAATAAGGACACGGTTGTTCAACTGTATGACCAAATCGGTGAAGAAGTAAACTCAACATTTGTAAAGTTTATGCAGGATGCGTTTCATTGTCCTCCGAGTAGAGGTGAAGTTATCAAAGCTGGTAGAGAAATTGTCGGAACTAGGGCATTATTCATTACAAAGAAACGTTATGCTGTTCTTTATTATGACAAAGAAGGTAAACGCGCAGACATCGACGGTAAACCAGGTAAAATTAAAGCAATGGGGTTAGATCTAAAAAGGTCAGATACACCGGCATTTATTCAAGACTTTTTATATCAAGTATTAACTGACGTACTTGATGGAGTTGATCAGCAAAAGGTGTTAGACTATATAACCGAGTTTAGAACAGAGTTTAGTGGTCGACCTGCTTGGGAAAAAGGCTCTCCAAAACGTGCGAATAATATCACTGAATATCAACGTAAAGAAGAAAAAGCAGGAAAAGCCAATATGCCAGGGCACGTAAGAGCTAGTATTAATTGGAATACGCTGAAGAGAGTATATAACGACAAATATTCAATGAATATAGTCGACGGTGCCAAAGTAATTGTGTGTAAACTTAAAGATAATCCGTTAGGATATACTTCAGTTGCATATCCAGTTGACGAATTAAGATTACCTAAGTGGTTTATGGAATTACCATTTGATACACAAGCAATGGAAGATACCCTTATCGATAACAAACTTGATAACTTAATCGGAGTACTTAACTGGGATTTACAATCAACTTCAGAAACTAATACTTTCAATAAATTATTTGACTTTTAACAAAAACCTAAATATAATACATTACTAACGGAGATTTTATGATTAAAGACATTTTAACTGATATTACTACACATACTCATAACTTGGGGTTTCTTTCTATATGCAAAGTAACCGGAGGAACTACAACAACTATCGAAGCAATTGCTGATGATCGAACTGTAATTATGACTGGAGTTACTCACAAACCTGTACCAGAGTTCG